CACCTTTTAGAATGTGCAATTAAAAATAACAACCATATTTCTGACTTATTATCTATAAAATATTGAGTAATAATCGGTTGTAAATACTGTATATGATGTTGCAACATATATTTTAAAACAAATAAAAGAATGTTCAACTATGAAACTTCATAAGTTACTCTATTATTGTCAAGCTTGGTCTTTAGTTTGGGACGAAAAATCCTTATTTCCTGAACCAATAGAGGCATGGGCTAATGGTCCTGTCGTTCGTGATTTTTTCAACTTTCATAAAGGTCGGTATAGCATATCATATGATAACATGACTATAGGAAACGAAAATAAACTTTCTATAGACCAAAAAGATACTATAGATAACGTATTGAAATTTTATGGAGACAAACCTGCACAATGGCTAATAGATTTAACTCACACGGAAGCTCCATGGAAAAATGCCCGTAAAGGTTATACCTCTATGGAACGGGGAAATACGATAATAACTAACGATTCAATTGCAGAATATTACAGTTCTTTATCTTGATGGCAAAAACACCTAAAACAGCATTTAATCCCAGCATTAAAAAGGAAAAAAAGGCAAAATCTATCCCTCTCAATTATAAAGATCTAAATGCCTGTTGGCAAATTGGGCTATTCGATTTTAATAATGAAAAGTGGGGTAAAGATTCCGCATTGGGAAATATTTCTTTTTCTATCTCAAGCAGTTTAATGGAATTATTGTGTAAACACGGAGATAACGATCTATATACATCATTAGATCATATATCTAATAAAAAGCCAATATCATTCTCTGATTTTTACAAAAAATTAAAAGACGATTTTAATGGACAAATACCTTCTGAAATAGTGCATCAAATAAGTATTGATATTTCTAGATCTTTTTTCATGGATGAAATTTACCCGAAACTTAGAGATTTTGAAAAAAAGACATGGAATGAGATTGAACAAGAAACAAAAGGAGGAGAAGGTGGTTCTAAACATCATGAGATTAAAATAGAGCTACTATCCAAAGAGGCGCAACAAAGATTATCTGAGTTAAAAATAGATGATATAGATAGTTTATTCTCTTTACGACTTGACGGTACCCTCAGGATATTTGGTATCCGTAAGCAAAATTATCTTCAAATATTATGGGTCGATCAAAATCATGAGGTCTGTCCTTCTAAAAAAAAACACACATAAATAACCTTTATTTCATTGCCATCCCAAAAACTTTCACCATATTTGCAGTGCTCTATTTCACGAAAGGCGGGTGACCGCCGAACATATTTGTATCGGCATTTTTTGTGTCCATACTAGTACGTATATATAATACAACGGTTTCGTACCCCCTTGATATGGCTTAATGGCCATAACTGCCTTTCGTGGTGTAGAGCAAAGGGACAGGCGAGACCGTTTTTTGTTTTTCCTGCCCCAAACAAACAATGTTAGTTATGCTCAAACACGAAAACATTTGTTTGCCGGGGAATAATAGTACCCTACAATCAACGTCCACTCACGAAACGAGTTTCCTTTCTTGGGCTACCGCCCAAAAGGTCTACAACCTCTTACCTCTTGGTATCGCCTCCTGTGAATCCATTTACGAGGCTAAAATGTACACAGTAGCCTTATTAGCCATGCTATCTCCGGCGTTCTTACCGCTGGTCATCGTAGCTTGGTTCGTTTATAACTCAGCGAAGAAAGGAGGTCAAAAATGATGAGATTGGAAGATATACGTATATCAAACCGGATGCTGGATGCGATCAGATATTGGCAGGAAAATGATAAAGGTGGGTTAGAAGAAGATGTTAAGGCCATTGATGATGCTATCACTTTCATCGCATGCGAGCATGATGCCCCGGGTGTACTTACTGAAAAAGAATCACTGTCGCTTATCGCGGCTCTAAGTTTTCTGAAAAAAAGATTATGTTTGTTTGAAGGAAAGGAGGAACCGAAATGAAACTCCAAGAAGCCCTCCGCCTACTCGACATCGTAATCGACGTAAACAATCAATACAGCAAGCAAGAACAAATACGTGCCGCCATGCGGCTAGAAGAACTACTTCGCCTACTATTGCCAAAAGAATAACACATCAATCAAGCCCCGCCCGGAGAAATCCTTGCGGGGCTTTTTCATGTCCTTTTCCGAAGGTATGATTACGAGCATCTTTGTGAAAAATGTTTGGAGATGATATCACAGGTATTTAGCCCGATCGTAGAGAGGATCTTGATTAAGCTCCAGATGGTATTGAACCATTCTTGGGGCTGGATAATAAGCGGAATGATATTCTTATTGAATTTTATCTCGCCCGTGAAATACGCTTTCGCCGCTATGGGCGTGGCTATTACGGCCGACTTGCTATTCGGGATGTTCTCGGCAAAGAAGCAAGGTAAATTCTTCCTATCACAAAGCGGAAGAGATACCCCCGCCAAGGTGATCGTCTATTTCGGTTTCATGCTCGTGGTATTCGTTACGGAACGGATATTCACTCAAGATAACGCCATAATCACCAAGGCCGGATGTACCCTAGCCTGTGTGTGCGAGCTGTGGAGCATGCTGGGTAGCGCATTGATTATCTGGCCGAACATGATGTTTCCAAAGCTGCTTAAACTACAGCTCAAAGGAGAGATCGAGTCTAAGCTAGGAAAGAATATTAGTAACCAATTAGATAAGGAGGATTGTAAAAATGACAACGACACCAAGGGGAATCCGAAACAACAACCCCGGTAATATCCGGAACTCGGAGCGGAACGACTGGGCCGGAGAAGTATCGAAAGCCGATAAAAAGGACAACGCTTTCGAGGAATTCGAGGATATACCGCATGGGGTACGGGCCATGATGAAGCTCTTGCTAAAATACCAGCGATCGTATAACCTACATTCCATAAAGGAACTGATAGAACGATGGGCACCCCGCGATGAGAATGACACGGCGGCTTACGTACGATGGGTATGCCGGGAGATGCAAATGCCGGACTGTTGCCGGCTAGACCTGTCGGACAAGGGAACGATGTGCGCCCTAGTGGATGCCATGTGCTACATGGAGAACGGCGAGCGTATCCCTATGGAAGATATCGAGGCTGGTTGGGAACTGATGTGAGAGTGGTATTGTTTATGCGAACTCCCTTTTGGATAGCGAATCATGGAATATGGACTTTATAAGAGATTGTGTGTCTTGGCCGGAATGGTGGCTCTTTGCGCTAGCTGCTCCGTGCGTCGTAGCGCTTCTGATCATAGCCATTACAGAGATCAAGAGCGACAGGTATTGGAGAGCTTGGATACCTCTATGGATGTACGGCTTGCCAGTTCCAACACCGTGCGAGATCGGTGGAGAAACATCCGGATCATACGAAGGGAATTCGACCTTGAGCGGCAGCCGGACGAAAACGGTCGATACCCGGTCAAGGCGGAAACGACACTCGAAGGCGAGGAACATGAGAACGAGCGAAAAGAAGAAGCGAAAAGCCAAAAGAAAGAGGAGAACGAGAGCGTTTTCGCCCAGTCGGAAGCCAGCCATGAGGAAGAGCGATCCGGAGATACCGAGCTCAACTCCGATGTCGGCAAGAACGCCCTCGGGTGGTGGGCGCTCGGCGTAACGATGGTTTTGGCCTTGGTAATCTTTTTAAGATGGAGATATGGAAAAAAGGATAAAACAAAGTGATGTCTGGGCTGTCATGCAGCAAAAGGATGACCGGGGACGATACAAGATGTTCTCGTTCTCGTATGTGCGGTTGAATGAAAGCCGGGAGGGAAATGGCTCTCCCGGCTCGATCGAGGATTATGAGGTAGCCTACTTCAGCTCGATCCACGCCAAGGGAAGTACGGTAAACATCCGGATTCGGGGCGAACGGTTCCCACGGAAGTTCATCCGTTGCATGATCATCCGGATTAACGGTAAAAAAATATACGCATAATGGGACGCAAGAACGTATTTCTAATGGGTGACACCGCTTTCCTCCCCGGAGCGAAAGCGGCGGTGGTCATGACCGAGGACGTAGGTTTTCTGGAGGATAAAAAATTCACGGCCACGGTCATTACCCCGGCCAAAGGATCTTCCGTCAAGAAAGAGGTCAGGTTTGTACCGTTCGGTCACCAAGACAAGTTGCCCGTAAGGATCATGAAAAAGATCGCCGACAACACGATCGTAGGCAGCAATATCGAGTTCAAGGCGAACATGGCCTACGGCGATGGGTTGATGGTCTGCCGGAGGGTGAAGAATCCGGAGACCCAAAAGATCGAGCTGGAGGAACTTACCCCGGAAGAGGCTCCGGAGATATTCCAGTTCATATCGGATAGCAACTACTTACGGGTAATGTCCGAGCTGGCCAACGATCTGGTCGTATTCTCCGACTCTTTCGTCTATCTGGCTTTTGGCAAACGGAAGGCCGGAGAGAAACCGAAGGTAGTCCAGATCTGGCACCGGGAGATGTGCTTTTCCCGGATCAGCGAGCAAGACGAGAAGACGAAACGCATCGAGTATCATGGTTATTCCTCGCAATGGGGAGAGGAGTCATTTCCGGACGACGTGATCGTAACGAGATTGCTAGACCGCCGAAGCCCGCTTTACGATCTCAAGGTCCGTACCGGGCTCGTACCCGATCCGGAGACCGGAGAGAAAAAGGACGAGGAAGAGAATGGCTATACGTTAAGCCTCAATATGCCGGTACCGGGGCGTTTTTATTACAACCGCCCTTATTGGTGGTCCATCTTCCTCGATTGGTACGAGTTCAGTTGCGCCATCCCGAAATTCAAGAAGGCGTTGCTGAAAAATCAGATGGTCTTGAAATATCACGTCTCCATCAACATGAAATTTTGGGACAAGCTTTACGACTCGGAAGGTATCCCCAAGGATGACAAGAAGAAACGGAACGAGCGCAAGAACGCTTTCCTACAACAACTGAACGACTTCCTTTCCGGAGAGGAGAACGCTGGTAAGAGCTTCGTATCCCATTTCCGGTATGATCAGATCAATAAATACGAGGAGAACGATATCATCATCAAGCCCTTGGAATCATTTATCAAGGGCGGTGAGTATATAGAGGACTCGGAGGAGGCGACAAACGTGATCTGTAACACGATGGGCGTACATCCATCCTTGAAAGGAGCGTCGCCCGGGAAATCGAAGAACATCAACGGTACCGAGGCCCGGGAGTTATTCATTATCGCCCAAGTGCTGTTCAAGCCGCTCCGGGACATGATGGTTCTCCCGCTATACCTAGCCCGGGAGATCAACGGATGGGGAAAAGACATCGAGTTCGTGATACCCAATATCATGCTAACGACACTCGATAAGAACACGGGATCGGAAAAGAGTATCGGTAACGAAAAAGTATAATCATGACACAGCCATTCCTACAAACGATAGATGATTTGAGGCATACCGTCAAGGTAAACGCCTCATTTAAGTTCGAGATATTGGAGCCTTATCTTCAAGACACTTTCGATCGATATATCGTCCCCTACCTCGGGGAAGCCTTGGTCGATCGGCTGTATCGAGAGCCGTTAACGGAAGATATCCTTACGATCAAGATACTCGCCAGCCGGACACTGGGACCATTGGCCGTGGCGATAGCCAGTCCGGAGCTAGGGGTCTTGATCGGTGACAGCGGGCATACGGTAAGCCGGAACGATAAGTTCACCGTAGCCAGCGATCAAAAGATCGCCCGATCGGAAGAGAGCATGCAGGAACGGGGATGGAATAACTTGGATAAGCTACTGGAGCATCTCGGAAGCCACGAGAACGACTATCCGGAATGGAAAGAAAGCCGCTATTACAAGAACCAAGCCAACGGCCACTACCTTAATTCCGCCCGGGAGTTCCAATATTACGGTAAGGTGAATATCGATTATTCCCGGTTGACCTTCGAAAAGTTCCGTCCCCTACTCGATACACTGGAGATGAAGCTATGCCGCTGGATCGGGACCACTCTTGACAAGAGCTTAAAAGACACCTTAAGGACCGGCGTGGATGATCCGCTCCGGATCAAGCTGATTGATTATATCCGGGTATGGCTCGCTATGTACGTAGCCAAGCTCCATACCAGCCAAACCACCCGGGTACAACGTACGGCGGCCGGCCAGCTGGAGTTTAAGCCCGCGATCTATCCGCTGTATTCCGATCCCACGGACAACGGTAATTTCTACGCCGAGCAGGTAACGTCATTAGAAGCGGTAATCGAGGATTACATGAAAGTTTACGCCCCGGAACTAGGCCTCCCCACTCCTATCAAGAACGACTTTAATTCCAAGGACAAACATATTTTCGTATTATGAGAAAAATAACGATCAAAGATATCGATTACCTCGTGCCCGGCACATGGGATGAGATGACAGCGGAACAGCTTTGCTTTCTCGCCAATATTTTGAACTCGAAAAGTACGGCCCAAGAAGCCAAGGTCAAGATGCTATTGTTTTGCCTGTCCGCGAGAATCCGGCGATATCAGAAAGCCAATGGAACCGGTTACGCCGTTTCCCTTCCCAAAGATCGTATATGGATCACGGCCGAGCAACTGGCGGCGTTGAGCACCATCTTTGATTTCTTATTCCAAGAGACAGAAAAAGGGATCGAGCTGGATATCCGCTTAACCCGTAACCCATTCCCCGTCTACAAAGGCAAAGATATCGAGTTATACGGCCCGGAAGACGGCCTGACCAATATCAGCTACGGACAGTTCATCATGCTACAGACTTGGCAACAGCGGATGAGACAGGATTTCTTCGAGGCATTGGATAACTTCCTATCCATAATCTGGAAAGACGGCTCATTCTCCATACGTGAGGACGGTGATCCGGCTTGGTTCCGGAATGTAGAGCCGATCGTAAAGACTGTCATGTTCTGGTACTACCTAGGTAGCATGAATTTCATACAAGCAAAGTTCTCCCGGGTATTCTCCTCCGGAGGGAATGAAGCCCCTTTGGATATATTCGACACGCAACAACGCATCGTGGATGAGATGGCCAGCGGAGACGTGACCAAGAAAGAACAGGTAAAACAATCCCTTTTATACGACGCTCTCTATACCCTAGAAGTAGCGATCGAAAAAGAGGAGAAAAAGAAACAAGACATGTAGTAATAGGTGTTTTTCATGGTATTAGATTTTTAGATTAGTAATGGACAGCCGCTTTGCCTGTGAAGGTGGAGCGGTTTTGTTATTATCTCCAATCCAGATACTATGATAATAAAAATATTACCAAACGTTTGCCATTGATAATATTTTTATTATCTTTGTGATGTCATTAAGACAAGAGCTCTATGCATAGTGACGATGGGCTAAAAGCCCGGATAGAAGAGGCAGAAAAAGATCTCCTTTTTTATCTCCGCAAGTATCATGAACTGACTTCGAGAAGCAAATTCATGAAAGCGGTGGTTGATAAAGAGATCAAGAGACTTGAGAAAGAACTTAAGGAACTTGGAAAGTATTATTGACCAGAAAGGTTCTCCCCCTCCAGGCCAGAGGGGGAGTTTCCCTTTCATGTGTAACTCAAAAAACAGAATAAGATGGATAAAGTAAAGCGTTTTTTTGAACTAAAGGAACTTTGGAAAAAGTCCCCGGAGAATGACCGCCCTACCATAGACCGACAAATTACCGATCTGTTGGATAGCATGGATGAAAAGGAAACCGAACTGCTTACCGCAGGTGTGCAAAATGACTTTGAAAACATCCATAAAGAGATCGCAGACATCAAGGAGCAGCTAACTATTCGTGAGCGACTGAGTCCCGTTTTACCATACCTGTCCGTCTCTAATCTAGCCAAAGATTATTTCGGGAAATCATCCTCTTGGTTCTACCAACGATTAAACGGGAATAGCGTGCACGGTAAAATTTGCAAATTCACACAGGAGGAACTGGCTATTCTGGATATGGCGCTGAAAGACATCAGCCGCCGGATTACTAAATTGAACTTGGTATGATACTTACGAAAACAATACAATGCGATCGGATATGTCGGACAAGTATAAAAACAGTGATATAAGTATGAATGCGGAAGAAAAATTAAATATTTTAATAGCAGAGTACCATTCATTAAAAACAGAGGTAGAGAAAAAAGGCTTTGATGAAAAAATGCAACATACTTTATCAGAGATGTCTTCTGAAGAAAGAAGCAGAAATTATTTAAGGCTCTTTCTTTGTTTATTCAAAAAATATTATCACATTTACATGCCCAATAAAAAACACTATATGAATCCCTATACAGTGTAACAGGTAAGCAATCCTGTTCCGGTTATGTTTCCGGTGGGCGCACTATATAGGGATTCGCCTTTTACCTATGCCATACAAAGTTATTCCACTATCAAAATTATTGATCAACAAGGATAATGATCGTTTTGAACCTTCTTCAAATGAAAAAGAAGCAGTAAATGTTATGCTAGCTAAAATGGGGAGCAAAATTTATAGGATTGCTCAACACATATTAGATAACGGACTATCCCCAAAACCATTTTATGTGGTTTCTTTTGGCGATAAGTTTCTAGTAAAGGAAGGAAACCGTCGAACAACAGCTATAAAGCTAATGACCCGTCCTAATTTAATTGATTCAAAACTTTTTCCTCAATTAAAAAAAGGCTTTATCAAACTAAATATTCAATTTAAAAACTCACCTATCACCAAAATACAATGTTTTGTGTTTGACAATATAACAGAAGCAGATAAATGGGTAAAATTAGAGCATACAGGAGAGCAAAAAGGTATTGGTATCGTTAACTGGAATTCTGAACAAATAAAACGTTTCGATATGAAATATGGGAAAATGCCTCCCATTGAAATTCAAGCCCTAGATTTCTTAAAAAGTTCTCCTTATACCGAAGATAGTACATTGAATCTATTATCAGGCTTAAAAGTCACAAATTTACAACGTTTACTAAGTGATCGTTTTGTAAGAGAAAAGCTTGGCCTCAGATTCGAAAACAGTAAGCTGAAATCCAATATAGAAGAATCTGAAATTGTTAAAGGATTAAGTCTCATTATTAATGACATTACAAAACCAGACTTCATAGTAGGAAAGATCTATACCTCAAAGCTACGTGCAGATTATATTAATGGCTATAAAACAAATAGTTTACCGGATTTAAATCAAAAAGTAGAGAAAGAGTGGTTACTTGTTGATCCTACCATTGAAATACCAGAAGAAAAGAATGCATTTCCTTCTAATAATACAAAAGGAAGCGATAAGAAAGGATTCTCAAACATAGAATCGATTATTAAACGTAAAACCTTAATCCCTAGATCATGTTTGATCAATATAACAAATGTAAAGGTCGCCAAACTCTATTACGAACTACAACGTTTGGATATCAACTCATTTACGATTTGTTCATCTATAGCTCTTCGTGTTTTCATCGAGTTAAGCGTGGATACATTTTTGGCGAAAAAACAATCGTTTTTTTGTAATCGGTTGGTAGATAAGACTTAAAGAGTAGAAAGTTCGGTAGTCGGTAGCGATTTGGTAGCTGTGCGGGTTTCGCTGCATTGCTTCGCTTTGCTCTTGGAACTGATGCAAATATAGGGATTTTGACCGAAAAAGGGAAATGTTTCGGGGGATTTTTTATTTTTCGGGATCACCGGATTACAGGAAAAGCATAAAAGCAGGAGGCGGTGCAAGAAACGAGGTTGCACCAGTGGTTTTACAAGAAGTGTAAAGTATTGATTTTCAGTGTGTATTTCTATGGTGCAAGGTGCAGCTATATTTATATATATAGCTGCACCTTGCACCAGCCACACACAGAGCTGTTTTGCGGCTTGCACCGAAAACCTTTTAAGTTGTTGTAAATGAATAGGTTTTGAATTTTGATATTTGTTTCGGGGGAAAGGCGGGATGAACGGGGTGTTCCGATAGGGCTTGGCGGCTTCGTGCTTGCCCTGCAAGGGTTTGGCAGGTGGGTGGCTGGAATGTCGGATTTAGGGCAGTCTTGGGGCTTTTATTCAATCCTTTGCCCCTTCCGGTCGATGTAATACCAATCATCGCTTTCCCAATAGTGGTATTCCCCATCCGAACCGGGAACTTCTTTCTGTTCTCCCGTGTCGGTTACTTTCGCCTTCCCGTTCTCGAAAGGAAAGCCAAAAGCGAAGCGTGGCTCTATGAGGGTATTGCCATGCTCGTCCGCATATCCGATATGCCCTTTTTCATCGACGATGCGGTAAACGCCTTCCTGCACGGAATCGTTGCCGTTGTCATACCTGTACGGGACATAGAGGCTTGCGGGATGGCTGTTGCCGGAGGATATGGCCGTGCAACGGTCATGATAAAGGGTGAACAGCCATATTTCAAGCAGGATGGCAAGGACTGCAAGCACCGTGCAGACAAGGAAACGGAGGCGATAGCGTTGCCGCACCGATACATGGAACGCCCCGTAAAAGTCGTGCATCATGCGGTAACGCTCTTCGGTATAGATGCGCATATTCCTCCAAAGCAGTACGGGGAACGGCAGTATCAGCGGGAAAAGGGTAAGGCGGTCGTCTATCTCGTAAAGGAAGCGGACAGCCGGAGTGTTCAAGAACTGTAAAACAACGGCGACCGGAAACAGAAGGCAGGCGAACTGAACCACGCTGATGACCGCAAAACTACGGTCAGGGAAGCCGTGCCGACAACTGCGCCACGTCCAATAGAAGAAGTGGTCGAAGAATCCGGGGAGCTTCGGCCGACTGGTTCTTTTATGTGGGGAGGCTTTCTTCATACGCTTGCGGCTATATAGGTGCAAATAAAACGTATTTCTTCCAAACGGAAAAGAATTTTGCGGTGAAACTTTTTGAGTGATTGGACTTTTCACTATTTTTGCTTTGAGGTATAACGGTTCGTCCGCAAGGTATGAATTTGGCTTTTTCTGTTATTGTTATGGAATGGTTCGATAAGATAAGCGAGTTTATGGAGGGTCTGCCGGAGTGGTTGCAGGCGCATCCGAGGTACGGCTACCTGATCGTGGCGGGAATCC